AAGCCTAAGTGTATCGCTATGGGCTACTGCACCGAATGGCTGATAAATACAGGTGAAGAAGAAAATGAAGCCGACTAGCGAATGGTCACCAGAGGAACTGCTTCGGTTCATCGTCGGCATCGTACTGTCGCTAACACTTACATTTATTGTGGCGACTGTGCTATACTCGCTGGTGTTTGTATCGCAGCCGATGGAGGGACAGTCCCCCAACGACGCGGAGTTTTTTAAGCTGATTAACCCGATAGCGACGTTTATCGTGGGCGCATTGGCAGGGCTTATGGCAGGGCAGGGCAGTGGTTCGATCAAGCCCAAGAAGACAGAAGGAGAATGTGATGAACTTCCTGAATAGTTTTGAAAGCAGGCAAGACGGCGTAAACGACACCGTTGAGTTTGTCATTCGCGTGGCCATCGTCACACTGTCGGCGGTTATCCTTGTCGTCGTGCTCGCGCTTGCCGTTGGCCTGTTTGTGTCAAACGACGTTGTAAGCAGCGCAGCTATCCTTGAGACGGTCAACCCTGCATTCCAGACCATCATCGGTGCGTTTGTCGGTCTGCTTGGCGGCCTGAGCCTTAACGCCAATGCGCGGGATAAAACACCGGAAGAGCCACTGGAGTTAGACACACCTGAGCCAGAGCCAGATCCAGAAGTCGGTGAATTTAATAGCGTACCGTTGATCCGCCCTGTTGAGCCTGAGCCGGTAGTAGATGACGAAGACGACGACATGGAGCCTTGGGAGAAGTATCGTAACGACTTGCGCTATGATGCCAACGGCGACGGCGTGGTTGATGAAGAAGACTTCCCAGACTGGCGCAACCCAGCAGTATAATGGCGGGCGACCTCTCTACCGTTGAACTGATCGGTCAGCTTTGGCCTATTGTTCTTGCGTTCATTACGCTGACCATCATCCTTGCTAAGATGGATGTGCGGCTCGCTGTGGTTGAGGAAAAGATCAAGACGCTCTTTGAGCTATGGAATAATCGGAAGGATGATAAATGAGCCTGATTAACCTTCAACAGAAAATAGGAGTAACGGCAGATGGTGCATTCGGTCCGGGAACGTATAAGAAAGCTGCGGCTTTCTATAAATTATCGCCTAATCGTGCAGCGCATTTCTTCGCTCAAACAGCGCATGAGTCAGGTGGCTTCAAGGCTTTTAGCGAAAACCTCAACTACGGGGCCAAAGGGCTTCGCGGCATCTTTGGTAAATATTTCCCGACTGACGCAATGGCTAGAGCGTATGAACGCCAACCGCAAAAAATAGCCAACCGTGTCTATGCAAATCGCATGGGTAATGGCCCTGAAGGCAGCGGGGATGGATGGAAATACCGTGGCCGGGGGGCGCTCCAATTAACCGGAAAATTTTCGTATCAGGCATTTGCTGATTATATTGGCCGTCCTGACATCATGACGAACCCAGACCTTGTGGCAACCGAACTGTGTTTTGAAAGCGCCCTATGGTTCTTCGACCGCAACAAGCTCTGGGGCATCTGCGATCAAGGCACGGGTGAGGGCGCTATCCTCGCACTGACAAAGCGTATAAATGGCGGCACGCACGGCCTTGACGACCGCCGCCTAAAGACGAAGAAGTACGCAACATGGCTTTAATCAATCCAGTTATGATATACGGATTAGCAGGCGCTTTAATTATTGGCGCAGCTTCTGGGTATAAAGTCCGTGATTGGCAGTGCGACGCAGCTTTTGCAAAGGCGCTGGAGAAGGCTGAAAAGCTACGTGTCAAAAAACAAGAGGTAGTAGATGATGTCTCAAAAACCTACGAATCCGAACGAGATCAAGCCAATGTCGTGGCAACCGAACGCACCAACACCATACGTGAAATATATAAAACGGCTCCTGCCGTTCCTGTTGATTGCGCTGGTTCTGACGCTTTGCGCAGGGTGCTCGAAAGCGGTATCAGTGACGCCAATGCCGCTGCCTCCGGCGAACCTAGCGGCAAAGTGCCCGACACTTCAAAACCCGCCAATGGTAATGATCGACCCTGAGCGTGCGCTTTGGGAAGCTGACATCATTGCAAAATACACAGACTGTAGCGTAAAGCATCGGTTAACGGTTAAAGCGTGGGTAGATGCAGTAGCTGTAAAGTGATGTAACTTGGATTTTGTAAGGGTATCAGGTCTGTAGTTCAAAGTTGTGAAGCCTGAGGAATTGATGTAAGGATCTGTGCATGGCCACTGCGATGACATATACCAGTCTGCTCAACGACCTCCGGAATTATCTGGAGCGTGGAGCTACGCTGGCTACTGATCCTTCGGTTTACGTACAGCTTCCAAGTCTTGTGGGGCTTGCTGAGCGTCGTCTTGCGAGAGAACTTAAAGTACAAGGAACCGTCAATGTCGTTAATTCGACGATGACTCAGGGGCAGGCCACATATTCAAAGCCTGACCGCTGGCGTGAAACTGTCAGCATGAGAGTCGGAACCGGGGCTGGCTACAACACGACGCAAGAGATCTTCCCGCGTGCTTACGAATATCTGCGCCAGTATTGGCCTAACCAGACAGTCACCGGGACTCCTAGATTCTATGCTGACTACGACTATCAGAATTGGTTCTTTGCGCCAACGCCGTCTGATGATTTTCCTTACGAGCTAATTTATTATGAGCTGCCACCGCTTCTTGGTGACGACGTTCAGACAAACTGGTTCACAGAATACGCGCCTAACGCGCTGCTCTACGCCTCGCTTATGGAAGCCGCGCCGTTCCTGAAGAACGAAGAAATTATTCCAATTTGGCAGGCGTTTTATGACCGTGCCATCGCGGCACTTAATGGCGAGGATATTCGCCAGATTGTTGATCGCGGCATTATCCGCAGGGAGGACTGATGTATCAAATATACAAAATATCCTGCTCTGAAAATGGCAAGTTTTACATTGGCTATACAAGCAAGACCGCTGAAGATCGATTTAATGCGCATCTTCTTAATGCACGTTGGCGCAAGAAAACTGCATTGTACGATGCAATAAGATTCTATGGGAACGAAGCATTCTCAGTTGAACTTTTGGTAGAATGCGAGACTCACGAGCAGGCATGCGCTGAGGAAATTAGATTTATAGCAGAGCTTAACTGCATGCTTCCTAATGGTTATAATATGACCAGTGGGGGAGATGGAGTTCCGGTTCCCATCGAAGTTCATAAAGAAGCTGGTCGGAGAAAGCTCGGAGTCGTTACTGAAAGACAGCGCGCCCACTTCAATAGCAGAAGGGGAATAAAGCAATCCCCTGAGCATATTGCTAAGTGCATCGCTAGGCGCATTGGAAGCAAGCGTAGTGAAGAAACTTGCCGCAGGATGTCGGAGGCTCAAAAAGGTAGAGTAAACTCTGAAGAAGCTAGGCAAAAAATGTCAAAAGCTCTGAAGGGAAGGCCTTGGACGCAAGCTCAAAGAGATGCTAGGCAAATTGAAAAAAAATGTAGCGAAGAAACTCGCCGTAAAATGTCGGAAGCTAAAAAGGGAAGACCTTGGACGCAAGCTCAAAGAGATGCTAAGATTAACCCCAAGGCAACTCGAGATGCCCAGAGGATGGAGAAAGTGTCATGAGTGCGTCGTTCACAAATACTTTTGGTGGCACTGTCGTTTATCCGGCTGATGTAAGCTATCGCGCAGTTGCTCTTTCAGCGAACGTCACACTGACGTGGCCTACTGAGCTTGCAACCAACACCAACGTCGTTGCGTCCATCATGGATGTTACGCCTTCTGCTGGCAGCCTCACGATCCGTATGCCTGATGCGACGCAGGCAAGCGTCGGCCAGACCGCCCTGTTCTTTAACGTCGGCGCGTCTTCGTTCACTGTCGCTGATAACAGCGGCAACACGATCCAGACGATTGCCTCCGGTCAGGCGTGGCAGATCTACCTTACGGGCAATGCGACCGTTAACGGTACATGGCGTCCGATCCAGTATGGCGTTGGCACATCCTCCCCATCTGCAAGCGCATTAGCTGGCGCAGGCCTCAAGGCAATCACGACAACGCTGAATCAGGCGGCCCCGACGACATTACTATCGTCTAACTACACGCTTACATCCGTTGACCGCGCCCGCGTAATCGTCTGGAATGGCGGCGCTGGTACATTCACGATGCCTTCTGCTGCTGCGGCGGGTAACGACTGGTTCTTTGACGCACGAAACTCAGGCACTGGTGGCCTCACGATTCAGCCTTCTGGCGGCGAACTAATTAACGGACAGGCCAGCTTAGTATTCAATCCCGGTGACAGCGCACGCATCATCACTGACGGAACTAGCTTCTACACACTTGGCTATGGCCAGAGTTCGACGTTTGCTTTTGACTATGTGTCGATCAGCCTTACGGGCCAGCCCAGCCCTTACACGCTAACTGGCACAGACCTGAACCGTATTGCTTACCAGTTCAGCGGCGTATTGACCGCAAACATGCAGATCGTTGTTCCCAACACAATCCAGCAATACTGGATCAGGAACACTACGACTGGTAGCTACACACTCACGGTTAAGACAGCGGCTGGCACGGGTGTACCTGTTGTCCAGAACGGCGCCTCCATCCTGTACTGCGATGGCACGAACGTGGTTCAGGCAGAGACTGCGAGCCTCAGCGTCCCTGTGGCCATTGCTCAGGGTGGTACAGGTGCGACGACTGCTGGGGGTGCTCTGGTTAACCTTGGCGGCACATCGCTCGGTATTGGTATCTTTACGGCAGTCAACGCAGCCACAGCGCGTGCATCGATTGGTGCAGCTGCTTCGGGTGCAAACAGTGACATTACATCCCTCTCGGCCCTGACAACGCCTCTGAGCGTGCCTCAGGGCGGTACTGGGCTATCGACTGTACCGGCAAATGGTCGGCTGCTTATTGGTAACGGTACTAACTATACACTAGCCAACCTGACAGCAGGCGCTGGGGTTAGCATCACCAATGGCTCTGGCACGATCACGATTAACAGCACGGGCGTCACTGTATATCCGGGCGCTGGTATCCCGCTCAGCACGGGTACGTCGTGGGGCACGTCATATGGAACGACGGGTACTGGCGCAAGCGTTGCCCTCGCTGACGGTCCGGGCTTTACCGGCATCCCAACGGCGCCAACAGCGGCGCCCGGAACGAACTCGGTTCAGATCGCGACGACCGCATTTGTTACCGCAGCCGCATTCTCTGCAGCGCTTCCGGGACAGACGGGCAACGCCGGTAAGTTTATCACCACCGATGGAACGGCGGCCTCGTGGTCATACGTTCCGGTCACTGGCATAAATGCAACTGGCACGCTGACTGCAAACACATTCCTGAGCGGCGCTGGAACGTGGTCAGCCATTCCCGTAGCTGGGATTAACGCGACTGGCACGCCCACCGCAAACACATTCCTGAGCGGCGCTGGCACTTGGTCGGGAATCCCGATGGCAGGGCTCTCGGCAACCGGCACGCCAAGCGCCAGCAATTATCTACGTGGGGATGGGGTGTGGGATGTCATCAGTGCAGCAACCATTCTTCCTTCTCAGGCTGGTAATGCTGGCAAATATCTTGAAACTGACGGTTCTAACTTGAGTTGGCAGCCAGCAGGTGGTATCTCGACGGCAAAGGCGTATTATTTTTCTAGCTTCTAATAGGGATTAAGTCGATGGCGACTGGTATTTTAGGACAGGCTGCACCGGCAGCAACAACCAATACGGTGGTTTACACCGTTCCTGCGTCTACGGTTACGGTCGCTACGATCAACATTGTCAACACAACGGCGCTCTCCATTCTTGTTCGTTTGGCTATCGCGTCTTCGGGAACCCCGACGACTTCGGAATACATCGAATACA